CGCCTCGCGGTACCATGTCGCCGTCAACCCATCGATATGCGTGCGCCCGACATTCGGCACGAACCCGGCGCCACGCAGCGCGCGGCGCAGCGCCGGATCATTGTCCGCGTCCAGAGAGGTCACGATCCGCCGTCCTTGCTGATCGGCGAACGCGGTGAGCGCGCCCAGTGCCGCCGTGTCGGTCAGCCCATCGAGACGAATATCGCCCTCGGACGTAACGCCCACGGCCACCCCGTCGGGCGTCGCTTCCTCCAGGAGCGCACGGAACGCATCGGGCTCCACTTCCGGCAACGGTCGCGTATCGGGCTCCTGAACGAGCCCCACGCGGCCCTGCAGCTCGGCCACCTGCTCGCGCACCTGCGCAGCGAATTCGGTCGCCCCGCCACGCTCGAACGTGTCCAGCACCAGGTCCAGGGGGAACCGGCGCGGCTCGGCCAGCGAACGGATCGCCACGCCGCGCGGCGTGTCCGGATCGGCTATCACCGGCTCACCGTCAACGGTGTACGCCCGACCGCGCACCGCCGCCACACCGCTGCCGTCCGTGACCGCATCCGGCGGCGCAATCAGATCGACCGCGCGCTGGAGAAGGCGCGTCACGACGCCGGGCGCCTCGTCCTGGTTCAGGATATTCGGATCGTTCGGATCGAACGTGCCGCGGTTGCCGATGGCGGACTTGATCTGCTCGGGGCGGAAGGCGACAAAGTGCCGCGCTCCGTTGCGATGCTCAATCACATAGCCGTCGTGTCCCGAATCCCTGGCCTCGCGTGGTGACAACCCTTCTCCAGCCGCCCACTGTCTATCCGTGACGGTATAAGGATTGCTGATCGCCAGGTAGACCGGCTTGATGTTTGCTCCGCTCCCACTGCCGTAGCTGCCTGCTTCTTCGGGGTCCGTGGTGAAAAACGCGCCCACCTCGTCGTCCCAGTCGCCATCCACATTGAACACGGAGAAGTCGGCGTTCGTCCCGTGATACACCACCAGCGGCCGCCCTTGCGCATCCACCACCTTGCTGTCACCGAACCAGCGGCGGAACGCCTCCGTGTCGGTCTGCAGTTGCCCCGTCTGGTCATAGGTGATGCCATCGGGATCAAGTGCCGCGCGTTGTGCGACCAGCTCCTCGTCCACCTCGCCGCGCAGAAACGCCTTGATCGTCTCGTTGCTGACCTTCGCCACGTCGATGCCAGCGCGGCTCAACTCCTCGTCGAGCTGCTCCAGCGCCTGGCGCTCGTCGAACAGCCGCTGATCGATATTGCGATCGGAAAACACCGGCTCGCCGCGCAGCTCCTCGTCGATCGCCTCGAGCAGAAGATTGACATCCCGCTCCGGGATATAGCCTAGCTGCTGCGCCCACTCGGCCGCCTCGTCCAGCGACATGCCGTCCTCGCTGACCAGGCGTCGCTCGCCCACCCGACCGCGCGCCAGTTGTGCGTCACGCGCCGACAGCTCGCCGCCCTCGTCCTGTAGGCCACCACGCGCGCGCAGCATTTCCAGCAGCGACTCGCCGAAGATATCCGTCTGCGATGGAATGTCACCCGCCCGCAGCCGATCGATCAGCGGATCCAGGTCGGTGTCCACCTCCGCGAACGGCCGCAGCGCCTCCGGGATTTCCCGGCGGACCTCGAACCCGTACCGCTCGTACAGCGCCAGCGGGTCGATGCCGGTGCGCTGCCCCAGGGTGCGGAACACCGACTGCACCAGCGTCGCCTGCCGCTCCGCCGCCGACCGCTCCACCCCGGAGCCGAGCAGCTGGCCGAGCACGTCCTCGTACACCTGCCCGGAAGTATCGTCGGCCGGACGCCCCTGCTCGCCCAGCGCCGCCATGGTTTCAGCGACGACCTGCTCGCGGTTCGCCTCCCATTCCTCCGCCTCGCGCAGCGACATGCCGTCGACGGTGAAGCGCAGCTCCGGCAGCAGGCTGGCATTCACCTCGGTGGGCGCGATGCGTGCCGCATACACCTCGATCGGGATCACGATATCGCCGCCGGTCGCCTTGGCCTCGCGGTACGCCTCGACGCTGCCGAGCAGCTCCTCGGCCGCCGCCTCCGGATCTGACTGGAACAGCGTGTCCCACGCCTCGACAGGAGCGTACACCGCGCGCGCCTCGTCGCCCGCCATGTCGCGCACCAGCTGCTCGAACAGCTCCGGTGACCGCTGGCGCAGCGTCGAAGCCTGCGCCGCTTCGCTGAGGCGCTGCAGCCGATCGGCGTCCTGCCGCGCCTGCACGGCCTGGCGACCGGGCAGCATGGCGTTCAGCAGCCCCCGGCCGATGGCACCCACCACACCGGCGGTACCGGCCTCCTGCTCGATGCCTTCGAGAATGTCCTGCTGCGGGTTGTAGATCGCGGCCGTGATGATGTTCTGCCACACCCCCTCGATCGCCTCCTGCACGGCCTCGATGCCGCCGGCCAGCGATACGTCCGCCAGTTGCCGCATGATCCGGTTCTTGATGGCGGGCGGGACGCGGTTCAGCAGGGCATCGAGCCCCAGGCGCTCGGTGAGGGCCGTAACGCCCGCGCCGGCAATGACCGCCGCATCCTCCTCCTCGCGGGTCGCGCCGGCTTCCTGCGCGCGCTCAGCTTGGATATCCGCGCCCATGCCGAACAGTCCGGTGGTGGTGGCCGCCGGGCCGAGCAGCACCGCCGCGGCAATCTGCGCCGACAGCTGGCCCAAACCGCCCGCCACATCGGTGACGAAGTCCTGCCGCTCCTCGGGCGGCTTGACGGACTCGCCCGCGGCCTTGATCTCGGTCCCTGGGCGACGCAGGATTTCCGTCGGATTCAGCCACCAGGGAATCTGCGTCTCGGTCAGAAAGTCCGCGACCGGGTCACCACCCGGCACCGCGCGGATGCCGCGCTCCACCAGCCCCGTCGCAGCCTCGTACAGCTCCCCCAGGCCCGCCAGCGCCATGCCCGGCGTGCGGATCGCCTCGCCTGCGAAGGCCCGGCCGACATCCGTGGTGCGCCGAAACGCGGTCGTGCTGACGCCGCCGCCAGGCAGCGCCACCGGCGTGGCGCGCAACAGCAGCTCGAGCCGCGACAGGTTGTGCACATCGTCACGGGCCACCGCCGCATGCGATGGGTTCTGCGCCAGCCAGTCGGCGACGATCGGCGACTCCCGCCGGAACTTGTGCGGGTCAAAATCCGCCCGCGCCGCCTGCCGCTCGACCTCGTCCAGGTTGCGCTCGATGAGATCCGGCGGCAGCCCGGTCCGCGCCTGCAGCCGCAGCACCCGTGCCTCGGTATCCGGGTTTTTCTTCTGGGCCGCCTCCATGGACAGTCGCAGCCGCCCGTCGGGGTTGCGGCCGAGCAGCACGTCGCTGATGCCCTGGCCGCCCGGCGGCACCTCGAGCGCGTTCTGCGCCTCGACGGTCGGATCGTCCTCGCCGGTCAACAGGCTGCGCGACAGGTCGCCCATGCAATCACTCCTGCAGTATGGCCATGACGGCCGCGTCATCACCGCGCACCGCGGCGACATAGGCCCGCACGATCTTGTCCGGCGTTACCATCCGGTCCATCGAACGCGCGAGGTTTTCAAACCGGCCGCGGAAGTCGTCCGGCACCTGGATATGCGACAGGTCCTCGTCGGTGAGCTCCGCCAGCAGGCGTTCGCGCTCGGGCGAGAAGAAGCCGCGATCGATGACGACCTTCTGCAGCACCATCTGGTCGATCACCTCCTGGATTTCATTACCGGTCGCCTTGCGCCCCAGCTCCTGCTCACGCAGCTGCACCAGGCGCGCCGCCTCGGTTTCCAAGCGCGAGAACCGCGCGGCCTCGTCGCCCTTGAGGCCGGTGGCCTTCTTGAACATGCCAGCCGCCACCAGCGTATTTGCAAGCCGATCCTTGAAGGTCAGCGTGCTGGTCAGCCGAGCCGCCGCGTCCTGGTTGCCGCGCTTCGCCTCGACGATCTCGCGCTGCATGGCCACCGCGCGATCCCAGTGCTGGTCGTCGACATAGGGCCGCAGCTCCGTGTACAGGTTCATGGCCGCGATTTCGTCCGGCGTTTTCTGCGTGAACTCGTACCAACGGCGATCGTCCTGCACCGGCTCGACCCCGGAGCGCACCTGACGCGAGCGCACTTCGAGCGCCCGCCGGGTCGAGGCGTCGAGCTGATCCCAGAGGGTGACCGGTACCTCGTCCACCGAACCGGTCCGCTCGACGATATCCGCCGCGTCGCGCTCGGCCTGCTGCCGGCGTTCCACCTCGATCGCGCGCATTTCATCGAACCGCGCGTTCACCCGCTGCACGACGGCATCGCGCACCTCCGGGTTGTCGATCGCCCGCGCGGCCGCCAGCGCGGCGGTGCGATCCGCATGCTGGGCCATGATCGCGTCCGCCTGCGCCTGGCTCTCCGCGCGCACGGCACCCGCCCGGACGGCCTTCTCGACATCAGCCATGGCCGTCCCGGCAATGTCGTCCCGGTTCGCCTCCAGGTACTCGCGGGCGCCGCGATACTCGCCCGCGGCGAGCATGCGGCCGATCACGGCCACGTGGGTGTTGCTGGTGAACGCGGCGAGCTTCTGCTGCGTGACCTCGGCCGCTTCGCCGGTGCGGGCCGCGCGCGACAGAAGGGCCGCCCGCTGCCGGTCGAGTTCGACCGCGATGCGTTCCGGATTGGTGTAGTTCGCCGCCGCCGCTTCCACGCTGTTCGCCAGGTAAGCGTCCGTCGCGGCCGCGTCGTACGCCTCGAACTCGCGGGCGACATGCCGCTGCAGCAGCCGGTCGACGTCGGTGCGCCGCGCGATGGCCATGCGCCGGAACGCCAGGCGCTGCTCGTCGTTGGCGAGCCCCGCCTCGATCTCGCCGATGGTGGTGTCCAGATCCGGCAGCACGGTGTCCGGCAGGGCCATGGCATCCCGGCCCTTGACGTTCAGAGCACCCTGCTCGGCGTCGTAGATACGGCGGTTTTCCCACTCCGAGAGCTTGCGATCCGCCTCCATGACGGCCAGCGCGTCGGCCTTGTCCTTTTGCTCGCGGTAGATCGTATCGACGGTTTGCCCAACCTGATTGATCGCCTCGCCAAGCGCGCGATAGGGAGCGTCACTCATCCGCACTGTAAAGCGCGCATTCGGGAGCGCATTCGGCGTGACCTGTGGCGCATTCAGCCGAGGAATTGTCGGCATATGTCAGCCTCCGAAGCTGCCTGTGATGCCGGCGCCGACCTGCTGCGCGACCTGCGCCTCCGTGCCAAGGATGGTCGCAAACGAGCCCACCCGGCCGGAGAAGCGATCCAGTCGCGCCTGGGCGCGGTAGTTGAGGCCCTGGGTCCGGTAGCCGAATGCCTCGCGGGCCGCGTTGTTGCGGATGGTCAGCAAGTCCAGCTCGCCGATGGCAGCCGTGTCGGTCAGCGCCTGCAACGCGGTACCGGACCGCTCTATGCCGGACGAGCCGATGGCTGCTCGCTGCCGCCCTTGCAGCTGCCGGATATTCATCCGGTACCGGGACTCCTCGGCCGTGCCGCGCGCCAGCGCATCCTGCGCCGACATATCGGCAAGCGCGGCGTTCGTCTCGGCCACGGCGGCGTTGTATCGGCCTGCCTCTCTCTGGCCGTACGCCGTCACCGCGCCCGCCACCTGGGTGAACGCCGCCGACACGTAGTTAGAATTGCACATGCGGAGCCCTCATCTCAAACCGACGAAACGGCAGGCCCAGCACGCCATGCGGCGCCGGAGCGTCCAGGGTGAAACCGAGCCATTGCAGGTAGCGTTGCGCCACGGTGTTGCGGTCATCCACATAGTTCACCAGATGTTGATAATACCCCAACATGACCGGAATGGTGCGGCGGGACGCGCGCAAGAACGGCACGGGGTGGCGCTCCACCTCGCGGGTGGCCACCAGCCAGGGCACGCCGAAACCGCCGAGGATGGAAGCCGGCGCCACGCCCGCCATGACCACCGGACGCCCGTCGTACTGCACCGTCCACGTCACGGTGGAATAGCGCAGCCCGCGCACCAGCACCTCGGCGACGGTCGAAAACGACGACGCCCACAGCTCGTCCACATCCGCCTGCCGCACACCCGCGACGATCGCCGGGATGTGCTCGGCCTCGGCCGGGATCAGGGCGACATCAACCGCCAACTTCCACCTCCGGCAGGATGCCGAGGATCGCCACCGGCAGCGGGTCGCTTTGGCGCACGAACACGCGCCCCGTGCCGTTCCACGTGGAACTGATCGGGATGGTCGCAGTGCCGGTCAGCAGGTCGACCGGGTCGAGGTACGGCTCGGCATCGCGCTGCTTGAACTCGTACAGATGATCCGCGTCGCTGCCCGCCCACAGGCCGCGCGACTCCCGCACGATCAACGACACGGTCGGGATGGTCTTTTTCTTGGTGCGGATTGACTCGCCACCCGGCACGTTGACCTCCAGCGTTTCCGCATCGGCAGTGATCGGCAGACCGACCACGGCATAGGCCGCCGGCCGATCCAAGGTGATGCTGCCGGAGGTGACGACCTTCTGTGTCTGCACCTTGCCGTCGGCGAGCACCGCGACGGTGCGCCCCTCCAGATGGCCGATGCCCGAGAGGGTATCAACGGCCAGCGCCCAGGCGCCGGTGTACACACCCTGTAGCTCCGGCGGGATGTCGACCAGCGGCGCACCGGTTACCTCGGTTGGAGAGGTATAGCCCGTAATCCGCACGCGCACCGGCTCGTCGCCCACACCGGTAAACCATATCTCATCACCGACATTGGACGCGGCGAACACCGCACCCGGCGCCGAGGTCAGCAGCACGCTGTCCTCGGTCGTCCAGCCGGTCACCGCGTTAACGCGCACCTGGTCGGCGCTCACGTTCGTGCCGTCGTAGATCAGTGCCGAATCGACGAACACCGCCTCGCGGATATCCGTGAGCCGGCGCGTGGCGAACCGCTCCACGTAGCGCTTGGTCGCACCGTTGATCGTGCGCCGGACGACGACATAGCACGCATCCTCGTCACCCTCGGGAATGACGCACACGTCCTCAAACGCATCGCCGTCGCCGGTGTCGTGACGCGCCCAGCCGAGTACCTCCTGCTCGCGGAGATAGGTGCAGGACAGCAGCGCGCCGTCATCGCGCACCGCCCACAGGATGGAGTACGGCGTCTGGTGGAAATCGATGCTGTCGACTGCATGCCCATGAAACAGATGATCGGCCAGCAGCGTGAGGTCCGCGCCGTTGTAGCCGTCCTCGGCAAAGGTGTAATACAGGTCGCGGATGGCCGTGCCCTGCGCCTGGATGTACAGCGCCGTGTTGCCGATGACCTCGGCGCGATAATCGGCCGCGCCGCGGTAGGACTGCGGACGCAGGCTGATGGTGGTCGGCGAGACCACGCCGTCCGTCACCATGCGCCACTCACCGCCCGCAGTCAGGATGACGAGGTCCGCCATGGGCACCAGCTCGCGGATGACGTTCACCTGCCGGGCATTGATGGTGAACGTGATCGCGTCGTCATCGACCAGCGGCGTCGAGGTGCCGAAATCGGTGTAATTCGAGGTCTTGGACATCCACACCGTCTGCGGCTGGCTCGGTGTCGCCGCGAACACCAGCCGGTCGGCGAAGTACGTCACCACCGACGGATAGCCTTGCGCCTTGGACCAGGCACCGAGCGCCCACACCGAGGTGCTCCCGCCGCCAACAAGCTCCGCCACGGTAAAGCTGACGTTGCTGCCCGGAGCCGTATCAAACGTGATGGTTTCGGCGACCGGGTTGACAGTGTAGCTGCTCGACCCGGCGGACCAGGGAAGCTCGATGTCGGGCCCGTCGCCGCCGTCGATGGTGCGGGTCCCGGCGACGCGATAGTCGGCCGAATCGGCGCTGGTCGCCCCGGGAATCGAGAACGTCTTGGTGACGCCGTCGCCGTCGAATGAGCCCAGCGTTGTGTAAGTAGCGGTGCTTACGACATCGTCCGGCAAGCGCTTCAGTACCGTGGCGCTCACCTGCGTGGGCGAGGTGTAGCCAGTGATCTGCACGATGCCATAGCCGGAATGCAAGTATTCCCAGTCGACGCCCGCGCGCTCAGCGTACACGGTCGAGCCGGCTGTAATCGGGTTGCCGTCGCCGTCAGCGCGCACACCCTTGTCATGCGTCGGCTCCACATTGCCGGTGCGTATCTCGTTGCCGGCGCTGGCCGTCTGATTGGTCACGCACGCATAGACGCTGCCATCGGAATTACGGCGCTTCTGGCCGTAGGGGTTCTGGCCTTCGGAGGCGATGCACTTATTGGCCTCCCACGGCGGCGTCCCCGCCAGGTCTTCCGCCTCGATAAACATGAGCGCGCCGACATGGTCGGCGGTCCAGACGTCGCCGCTGGCCTGCAGCGTGACGTTACCTTCCACCGCCGAGGCCCAGACCACCAATCCTTCGTCCACGTTAAGCGGCAGAAACGGGCCGTTGTGGGCCGCGAACAGGCGCAGCTCCCAGTTGCTCTCGGACAGCCGGCGCAGCTCGCGCGGCGCATGGTCCGGATGCACGAACGTCATCACGTCAGCCGACTGGGTATAACGCAGCCGGTCGAGATCATCCTCAGTCCACGGCGTAGCCACCTCGCGCGGGACGGAGCCGTTCATGAGGTAGGCGCCGTTTTTGATGATGCGGAGGTAGAGATGCCCGACCTCGAGCACGTAGTTCTGCTCGGTCGAGAACGAGAACGGGATCAGCCGCGTGCGGCGATTGGAATGCTTTACCTCGCCGATGTAGGTCGTCCCCGGCCGGTTCTCGATGCCGCCATACGGGCGCACCAGAAAGTTCCGGCAGGTCCTGAGCGCGGTCGCGTAGCGCGCCAGATCCGTGCGCGCGGCCAGCGACGGGGAGATTTCCCCGCCCGTGAATGAAACTTGTGGCAGGGTGAACGGCATCACCACCTCGCCGTGATCGAGCCCGACTCGGGCGCAGGGTCGCGGGCCGTCTCGTTCGCGTTCACCGCCGCCGCCTGCGACAGCACAATCGCGTAGTTGCGCTCGGCGCGCTGCGCGCGGCGCTCGTCCACCGCCAGCGGCATGACCAGCTCGACGGCCAGGTGCCAGGCCAACGCCGAGACGAACATGGAGTCGAACAGGTTGGGGTCGGTGATCCGGGCGGTGTAAACGAGGTACGCCTCCTCGAGATCGGTCAGGATCAGCCGACCGGATGCATCACTCGACACCTCGAACGGGATCCGCGGCGGCAGCCAGCGGAGGATGCGGTCAGAGCGGGTCGGGTCGGTTTCATACCAGCGCAACCGCGTGCCCGCGGCCGTGGTGACCTGCCGCGCCTGCAGGCAGTCGGTCGGATAGCGATAGACGTGTTGCCAGCCAGGGTACGTGCCGCCGGTCACCTCGGCCAGCTGCACCGCGCGCGTGGCGAAGTTCCACGGGAAGTCCCGCAGTACGAAATCCCGCGAGGCCGCATAGAACCGCGCGCAGGCCTGAGCCGCCTTCGAGCGCTCGGACAGCGACAGGATCGTTTCCGAGTGCCCAATCCGGCCCAGCGCCATGTTGCAGATATCGACATCCGAGACGGCCATGGATCAGCCCTTGTTGTCGTACAGGATGTCGGACGTATCTCGAGTCGGCTGATCGGGCCCGAGCGCGAGATCGGTGATCTGCAGCCCGACGTTGCGGGTGTCGCCGTCCGCAGCCGTGCTGCGGTACTGGCTGACATCGACGACCTCGACGCGAGCCATGAGCATAAGCGTCCCACCGACGGTCGGCAGGTCCTTGATGCCCAGTTTCGTGAGGTCCTCGTCGCGCAGCGAGAGGCGAAGCCCCCACGGATACTCCGGCACATCGGACGCGAGCGCGGTCGCGCCCTCGGATTCCTTCTTCAGCTCCTCTGCAGAGCGTTTCATGTTTACCAATTCCGGCATGGCGGCCACCTCGCTTAAGAACGGCCCGGGTTGCCCCGGGCCGTGTTGCGGTTGCAGGGCGGGTTACTTCTCGCCCTTCGGCGGCGGCTGGTCGCCGTCACCGACCTGCGGCGTCACCTCGGGCTCGTCCTTGGGGGGCTTGGCGGGCTTGCCGCCCTTGCCCTTCGGCTCGTCCTTGGCGGTCTTCACCATCCATTTCTCCGAGAATTCCTTCTCGTCGTGGATGACAAAGGTTTCGCCGACACGACGCCGGCCGCGGTAGTACCCGAGCTTGGTGGCCCTTACTTCAATCGCCATGAGTCACCTCCTCACACCGCGTCAGGGTAGGCCTTCCAGAAGCTAGGCTCCTGGTCGGTCAGGTGCGCCGACACCGTCACGGTGGGCGAGGTACCGCCCAGCGTGTAGTTCAGCCGCAGATAGCGCTCGTTGCTGTACGGAACGCCGATCACGATCTTGTCCCCGGCCGCCAGGGCAGAGAACTGTTCGCTTTCAGCGATGACCGTCGGCGACGCGAACGAATCGTTGTCGTCCGTCTGCAGCGCGGCCTGGAAGGTCGGCGTGGTGCCGTCGAGCTCCACGTCGATGGTGATGACCACCCACAACGGGCGGCCGGGACCGATCGCGGCATCGCTGCCGAGGTCGATGACGTTGGTGGACGCCGCGGTCGCCGTGAGCGCCTGAGCGTCCGAGAACTCCAAAAGACGATCGATAATCATGGACTGCTACCTCTCTGCGGTCAGGGCGATCAGGAGATCGCGGCCTCGGTGTTGAGCAGCGCGTCGCAACGTCGGACCGGGATATCGTCGAACGTCATGACGCGGCGACCGGCGACGGTCTCCCACGACAGGTTGCTCGCGATCTTCTCCAGGATGCCGAGACGCAGCTTCTCGCGGATAGTTCGGTTGACGTACCACACCGCCCTGCCGGCACCGAGCGACGGGATGCGCTCCGAAGCCTCGATCATCCAGGTGATCAGATTCTTCGTGTTCGAGAGCGTATTCAGTTCGCTGACGTCGATGTTGGCGATGCGTGCCGCATAGCGCCAGTCGCGAACCGTCAGGCCCGCATCCCAGCGATAGTGCGACCGGTAGGCCTCCATGCGACCGCCCTGGCCATCGGCATTCTCGATGGTCACCTGGCCCTTGTCCGTCATCGACAGACCGGCCTTCGAGCCCTTCGGGAAGATGCCGTGCACGGTGCGCTCGCCCCACACCACCAGCCAGATGGAGGTGTTATCGGAACCCGAGCCACCGGCGTCGATGATGTTGTCGCCGTTCTCGGCCGAAAGGTCGTTGTAGCGCGGCGCGAGGCCGGTGAACGCCTCGGGCTCGGTGCCCTCGTTGCCGTAGAACAGCGTCGACGCCATCTCCTGGGACATGCCCTCGATGTGCGCGCGGTCCTCCGACAGGCGGAACGCGGTGGTGTTGCCGTTCAGGTCGGCAAGCGCCTTGTCGACCTCGGCATACGCCTCGAGCATGCCGGTGCTGTCGGTCACCTGCACGGTGCGGCTCTTGGTCGGCTGCACACCGCCGTAGAGCTTGCGCCAGGTCGGCGTCGGGATACCCGAGCGGATCGTGGTGCGGTGACCGGTGGGGAGGTTGCCCTCCAGGAATACCGCATCATCGAGAATCTCGTTGGTCTCGTTGAGGATCTCGACGATCGGCGCGATCTTGCCGTCCGGATCGAGGCGCTTGGCCTGGTCCAGCAGCGTGGGGTGTTTCGTTTCAAGCGTCGGCATGGCCGTTTACCTCACTGCTTTTTGGAAGTGGGATGGTCGTACAGGACATCCGCCGGACTGCGCGTTTCCCCTCCGCCGGCACCGCCAGCGTCAGGACCGAACGCGTCCTCGGATATCGCCTTTCCAATGCGCAGACAGAACCGGATGAGCTCGGGGTGATTACCCATGCCCGTCTCGTTGAGCGCGGCCTGCAGCTCGGGCGTCCCGAACCGCGTGATCGCCTTCACCGCCGTGGCGACGTTCTCGGCGTACTTGTCGCCGCCGATTTCCTTGTCGGTCTTGGCGGTTTCTGCCCAACCTTGCACCGTGTCGTTGAAGGACTTCACGAACTGCTCGCGCAGCGACTGCAGCGCCTGGGTGTGCAGCTGGACGAGCTTCTGGCCCTGCTCATGCGTCAAACCGAGTTCCTCGGCCATCGGCGTGAACTGCTCCAGCAGTTTCTCGTCGACCTGCACGCCATCGGGTAGCTCGAGCTTGGCCGGATCGAACGGCGCCGGGTCGGCGGCCTGCTTGCCGTCACCCTCCTCGCCCTTCTTGCCGTCCTCGCCTTGCTTGCCCTTGGCGTCATCGCCACCATCACCGGTGGCCTTGCCGTCGTTGCCCGACGCAGCGTCGTCATTCTTCGACGCGGCATCATCGGCCCCGGCCTGCTGGCCCTGGTCGCCCGTGGTGGCCTCGCCACCCTGGCCGCCCAGCGCCGTTATTACCGGGTCCGCTCCGGACTGATCACCCGTCGTGGCCGCTTCGGTGGTGTTCTGCGCGGCAGCAGCGTTGTCAGCCATTGGAAACCTCCTCGCTCTTGCGAATGCGTGCTTGTGCCTCAGCGACCATCAACGGGTACTGCTCGGCGCAGTGGTCATTGACGGCCGCCATTAATTCATTGCCGAGGGACCGGCGCCCCTCGTTGAAAAACGTCCAGCTGTTGCCGGTCATGGAAATGCGGAACACGCCTGCGCGCGACAGCAGCGACCACATGATCCGGCGACCGCGCTCCGTGCTCATCAGCCACTGCAGGTCGGCGATCTCCTGTTCGGCGCCGAGGCGTTCCTGCTCCTTCTGCCGATTGAGCGCCCGCTCGTCGGCGGCGTTGCGTGGCCGCTGGCTCATACACCCCCCAGCGCGCGCGACAGTGCGCTATCGCCATCCACCGGCGTCTCGGCCAGGTCCTTGGCCGCTTTCGCCAAGACCGGCGCAGCCTGCGCGGCAGCAGCCGCGGCCTGCGCCTGCGCGCGCTGCTGTCGGAGCCGTGCCACGGCATCATCCGTACGCACGATACCGGGCGGCACGCCCAGCATGTCGGCGTACTCGTCGACGGCCTGGTCGTGATCCAGCTTGTCCAGCACGGTCGGGTCCGCCCCCGCCACCGCACCGGCGAACTGGTAGAGGCGATCGACGGCGCCGAGGCCGACCATGCGCTGCGCCTGCGCGAGGATGGAGATGTACTCGACCTTGAGGTCGACGCCCTCCAGCTCCGGCGGCGGTGGCGGCAGCGCCCCGGCGCGGAACATCACCGAGAAGGTGCGATCGATCAGCGGGTCGAGCAGCTCGTCGTTCAGCCGCTCGAGCACCGGGCCCAGCATCAGCAGCTTTTCCTCGTGGCGCTCGGCCACCTCGGTGGCGGTCATCTGCCGGCGGTCGGACATCGCCAGCATGAGGAACAGATCGGCGTAGAACGTGCGGTTGATGCGATCGCGCATCTCCTGCATGTCGAGCAGCAGCGCCTGGATTTCCGGCTTGATCTGGTAGGCCGGCACGAACCCCTGCATGCCGGACGCGACATCCACATAGGTGATATCGCCCGGCAGCAACGATGCGCGCTCGTTCCGCAACGAGGTCGGCGCCTGCATGGGCGGATCGACGTGCTTGTCGATCGCCTTGGCCTTCTGCTTCTGCTGGTACTGCAGCGCCTTGGCATCGCCGAGCGCGTCCATGCCGGGCGAGCCGGAGTAGACGTCCTCAGCCGTCGGGTCCCAGCGCGGCGCCATGACCGGGAACTCGTGGAACCCGGACTGGCGCAGGAAGCCATCGCCGTTGCCGTCGCCGGACTCGAACCAGACGGAGCGGAACGGCATGTTGCGGTTGTCCGCCCGCGTGATCACCCGGTCCTCGTTCGGCTCGATGAGGTGGATCACACGGATCCACTGCTCGGTGCTGCCGTTCTGCCACATCGACCGGACGGTCGGTGAGCACGCCTTCTCGCCGAACATGCGCACCATTTGCCGCACGGTCATGTTGACCTCGCGGTACAGCGTATCAACGCGGTGCTGCTCGTTCTGCGCCAGGTAGTAGGAGCCGATGGTGAGCGGGAAAAACCGGATGAGCGAGCGCGGATCCTCGAGCCCGATCATCGGGCAGACGCCGAACACGCCCATTTCGCCATACACGGTCGGCAGCGCGTTGTAGAGGTTCGACTTCGCGAACACGTCGCGCATACGGCGCTCGACATCGTACAGCCACTGTTTGACCGGGCCGAATTCCATCATTTCCGGGTCCGGCGTGATCAGGCGGAACCACGGCCGCGCCGGGGAGGTAAGCCCCGCCATCATGCCAGAGGCCAGCGTGCGCGCCGCCAGGCGCGGCTCGGAATCGATCAACAGCTGATTGCGCTTGTCGCCACGGTTGACGTTGTTGAACAGCCAACGGCCCTTGCGCGGCAGGAAATAATCCGCCAGCTCGCGCCAGTGCGGCTCCCAGGAACTGCGCTCGTTGCGCAGCGCGGAGAGGCGCTTCTGGTACCGTTGCTTGGCGGTTTCTATGGCCACATCAGCTCCCAAGCAGCGTCTTGACCGGTGCGGTCGGCGACACCGAGGTGGTGCCCTGCGGGCTGGTCAGGATGGTGGACTGACGTCCGCGCGCTGCCGCCAGCCGGGCGCGCTCGCGATTTTGTGCGCGTGCCACCGCCGGGTCCGACATGGCCGGCGCCTGCTGCGGAGGCGGCGCGATCTGCTCGACCTTCGGCGGCTTGGGCGGCTCGGGCAGCAGCCCGATGGCCTGCAACGGTTGGGTGATCAGGTTACCGCACATACGCGCGCCCTCGTGGGGAAATCACAACATTTCCGGCGAAGTATTGTGCCTGTCGCAACATCTGTCAATGGCTGCTGTCCGCCGATGGCCAGCGTTACTGTCGGCTGTACGGGTCGTAATCGGTGATGGCCCGGCCCGGCGTGAGCGTCTCGCCCGGCAGCGCGCGCGCTTTGACCACCGGCGCGGCGAACGAGAGCGCCAGCGCATCGGCCTTGTTCGGCGACGGCAGGCCGCGCTCCTTCATGTCCTTCTTCGACTCGAGCTGAATCTTGCCGTCGAGGCGCGCGACGGTCTCCGGGCCAATCAGGTCCTGGGCCAACTCGTCGTCGTCCGGGATCGCACCGCCATCGGCCAGCCATTGCTTGACCGCGCCCCACATCTCGGCGCGCTTGTTCACGTAGCCCGGATCCGCCGCTTTCTCGGAGAACCAGACGATCCGCCACGACCGGCCCATGGTCCGGCCTGCGGAGACGATGCCTGTGCCATAGCCGCCATCGACGAACACCGCATCGGCCCGGTACTCGTCCTCGTAGCGGGCTAGCTTGTTGGCGATGAGCACGTCGTTATCGTTTTTCGGGATGACCTCGAGAATCTCGAACATCAGGCCCTGACGCTTGCCGATGACCAGCTCGTCGTCGCCTTCCCAGGCGGGATCGCAGGTGATGATGACCGGCGCGAAATTGTACTGCTCCGGGCGAAGGTGCCGGCCGCGCGCCGCGTCCACCAGGTCGCTGGAGATAAACTGCTTGATCGACTGCGCCGGGAACTGGCCACGCACGCGCACCCGCACGAAGTCGGAATCCTCGCCGTAGTCCTGCACCCACTTGGCGAGCTGCGCTTTGTTGGTGCCGTCGACGGTGCGGGAATCGATGTGGCGGGTTTTCCAGCGATGCCGGTACTTGCGGAAGCACTCGCGGAATCGGCCGGTGTTGCGGGTCGGGTTGCCGAACGCGCACCAGATGATCTCGGTGGCCTCGTCGGTGAGTGCACCTTCCGCGACCTCCCAGATTTTGTCGGCGATGGCGGAGGCCTCGTCGAAGATCAGCAGGATACGCTTCCCCTCGTTGTGCAGACCAGCGAACGCCTCGGTGTTGTGCTCCGACCAGGGCAGGATATCGACGCGCCAGGTCTTCTCATGGTCGGGATCGGCCGAGTAGATCGCCGTCGCGGTGAGATGAAACCAGTGCCGGTTGATTGCCAGCGTGTACCACTTCGACACCTCCGGCCAGGTTTTCGTGCGCAGCTGCGTATCGGTGTTGGCAGTGACGACGCCGCGGGT